CCTGCTCAACACACGAGGCAATCAAATCAAAAGTTCCTTCAACAGTAATTTCTTCTCCACTAAAATTATTTTTGATAAACTCACTCATAGATGGATATTTCATTCTGAGAGTAAGGTCATCATCAAGGACAATATCTTTGTTGTGATCTTTACCAGTATGAACTTTAATATCATCAAGATTGATTACAGTAGGAACTTTAGTCTCACCATCATCAGGACAGGTTACAAGAACTTCAACATCTTCCCCAACAGACTTACCTCTAATGTTGAGAAAAACATATTCAATATCAAAAGTTGCAAAATCATCAACTTTCACACCACGAGTAATAATGCAGTTTTTGATTACATCTTTAACTGCTGTGGCGATTTGAGTTTCATCCTCACTTTCCATGGCAAGAATAAGAACCTTCTCTTCACGAACTAGGAAGGGTCTGTACTTAATTTTCTTTCCAGACGAAGGCAATACCAACTCATATGTTGGAGTAGAAATTTTTGGTAAAGGCATGATATGTTATTCAGTATGATTATTTATTAGGCGTTCATGAAAGTAGATCCGTTTATGTTTTCTCGAATTCCTCTAATAGATTTAGTTGCTTCTTCAACTGTTCCTGCTCCAGATAATCCCTCTCTGGTCGTCCCTTTGATAAGAGAAGTTGCATTTCTTTCAAGAGCTGTTTCAAATTGTTCTTGAGTAGCATCTTGACCAACTAATGTTGGAACTCTATTACCCTCTCTTCCTCTTGCCACAGAGAAACTATCATATTTGCCCATAAGATACCTATCAAAACTAAATGTTGCTGTTGCTTTTAGAACTTGAGATTGCTCATACTTAACAGGAGTTGAAGTAAGATCAAGAGGGAACAACCCAATAAATTTATATTCTAACTCTTCATTATAGTCTCTGTCAAATTTAATAATTTTTGTCTCATTACACTTATAGGTATCAGGATACTCCATTCTAAAATAATAATCTTTATTTGATTGACGATTTTCTCTACTTGTTGATCCATTAGCAATGAATTCCATCCAGTGCTCAAGGAACTTCAAAGTCTTATATTTGTTATCCACATAAAACTCAAGTTGAATCTGTGTGAATAGTCTTGTGTGTGCCATCTTCTCAGATACACCCATATGATTACCAATTATGTCCGCAGTAGCAAGTCTACTTCCAGGAAGAAGTGCACTACTACAGAGTAATCCTGAAGTTTCCGAAATAAATCTTCCATCAAGACCCCTGACTCTAAGATGCTGCCTTAACATAAGAGGCAGACCAGCAAAGAATACTTGATAATGAGAAGTCTGTGCAAGATTGGTGAGGGTTGGTTTGAAGTCTGATATTCTGCGAGGTCTTACCACTCTAAATACCTAATATGATTCTGTTATTATTATTTAGATGGCATATAAGGGAAAATATTCACCGTCATATCCTAGAAAGTATAAAGGAGACCCCACAAACATCGTCTATCGTTCCTTATGGGAACGAAAGTTCATGGTTTACTGTGATTTGAATGAGAATATTCTTGAATGGGGTAGTGAGGAAATAGTCATGCCCTACAGATCACCTGTTGATGGCAGAGTGCATCGTTACTTCCCAGACTTTTACATCAAGGTAAAAGAATCCACAGGAAGAATCAAGAAAATGATTATTGAAATCAAACCTAAGAGACAGTGTTCTCCACCAGCAAAACCTAAGAAGCAAACAAAAGGATATCTTCGTGAGGCATTTGAATATGCCAAAAATCAAGCTAAATGGGAAGCAGCATCAGAGTGGTGTAAAGATAGAGGATATATTTTTAAGGTATTTACTGAAAAAGAATTAGGTATTAAGTGATGGCAAGCATCAAGTCTGGTGGACGAATTGGTAAAAAGTATTATTACGTCTATGAGACTGGTGAAGTAACTTCCAGTAATGACCCAGATATTGAAATAGGTTCTAACGTATATGATGATGGTCTTAGAAAAGATGTCCGCAGAGATGAAGATAGACCAACGGATACTGATGAAAATGTCAACAGGATTCGTGGAGTTGTTGATAGTTTGGGTAGAAGAAATAGGAGAATGCATCCCACCGATATTATGCAAGCACTTATCACAGCATTAGAACCTATTGAAGGTGTGCCTCAACCTGATAAATACTACACATACATATATAACGCAAAAACTCCTGGTATTCGTTATGATCAGCATCCCCTGGTGCTTATCTCTAGTGTAGGAACTGAAGGATTCACCGCTTTTAGTTTACACTGGAGAATGATGAGAAAATACACATATCCAGAAATTGCCAGTAGTCTTTACGAAATTTATCCCTCGGAAGTAAGTGATGCCTTGAGACTTCCAACCGCTTACTATCTGACAAATAACTAAAGTATCTGATGACAGAAGATCAAAAAATTGTCTCATCTTCAAATTCCAACCTTTCCCAAGAACCATCAAATGGTGGTGGCTCTGGAAAAGCGACTTATGGTAAAAAAATTCCCCAAAACAAAACCAAACTTTTCAGATACCCTAAAGACCGTATTGAGAACGATAGTGATTACTTAAAAATAAGAATAGCACAATATAAAGCTCCTTTTGATCTTGGTGGTGATGGAGGTGGAGATGGTATTTTAGGAGGTTTAGCAAGTGTTGATGTCAAGGAGGGCAAGGTAACACCTAAAAAAGAAAAAGTTGATGGTAAAGAGATAAGTTTTGGATTAAATAAAGAAGTTTTTGGTAATATATCAAAAGCTACTGGTACGAGATCAAACAGAGAGGGTTTGAAAGATCCAAAATATACAATTGTGCTGCCAATTCCACAACAACTATCTGATATTAGTGCGATTGATTGGACTGATGGTAAATTAAATCCCATCGAGGCATATGGATTAGCAGCAACGTCTTCAATAATAAAGCAAGGCGGGGAAGGTATCCAAAGTCTCGGTAAAATGGCTCTTGATATGGTAACTCAGTTAGGAGCAACTGCCGGGAATGCGATCGGGGATCCAAATGTAAAGAATGCTTTAATAGCAGCAATATCTGGATCAGCAGTTGGTGCGCTTGGTGGAACCGTAACTCCTTCTCAAATTATCTCTAGAGCAACTGGACAAGTATTTCAACCAAACCTAGAACTTCTTTTTAATGGAGTTAACCTTAGGGTATTTCCATTTACTTTTGAATTCTTCCCAAGAAATAGAGATGAAGCAGAAGAAGTGAAACTTATTTTAAGAACACTGAAATATTCTATGTTACCAGAAAACAGTGGTGCTGCAGGAATTTTTATCTCTGCTCCATACATATTTCAGTTAGAATATATGAAGGGTAAAGATAAACACCCATTTCTTAATAGATTTAAACCCATGGCACTGACAAACATGTCAGTTAATTACACAGGTTCAAACACATATTCTACCTTCTATGATGGTTCTCCCACACACATAAAAGTACAGATGTTGTTCAAGGAAATTAATCCAATTTACAAAGAAGATTATGATGAACTTAATCGCCAAGGCGACTTTTCAGTAGGTTACTAAAATGAGTTATTTCAGAGAACTACCCAACATATTCTATCAATCCCAATCAAAAGATAGAAATTCGTCATCCGAATATGTTCTGATTAAAAATCTTTTTAGAAGAACTAAGTTGCGTGATGATCTTAAAGATGTAGTAACTGCTTTTGACAGATATCAGATTGGTGAAGGAGAAAGACCAGATACGGTGGCAGATTATCTCTACGGAGATCCTGGTCTTGATTGGGTAGTTATGATAACAGCAAACATCATTAATGTAAGAGATCAGTGGCCATTATCTGATAAAGATCTCTACAGGTATGCAGATAATAAGTATGGCACAAAATTAAATGATGTGCGTTTTTACGAAACTACTGAGGTAAAAGATTCTTCAGGGAGACTTATTCTTCCCGCTGGTAAAGTTGTTGACAAAGATTTTAAAATTGCAAATCCTTCAACACCAACTGCAGATCTAAACCCAGTGGTGTCAGTTAGCAATTATGTTTACGAAGTTAGAGAAAATGATAAAAAAAGACAAATTTTTGTACTGAAAGATGAATACTTAGGAATGTTCCTTGAAGATATGAGAAATGAAATGAAATATGGACGTTCCTCTGAGTACATAAGTAGCAACGTAGCAGCAACTAGAAATACTAGAAATACATCCGCACAATAAAAAAGGGGGTCATTAGACCCCCTTTCTCTGTATCAGTCTTCTGCCAGTTTGGCAAAGTATGACAGAGCATCATCTTCATCTTCAGTTTTATTTGATGATAGAGTGATGTCGGGATCATTAAATCCACCACTGTTAGTAGCAACTGTGGAAGTATCCCCACGGTTAGAAGCACGAAACTCCTCTTCTTGTTCAACGGTCTCTTGATCCTGGAAATTAGGAGTACCCTTGTTACCCAGAACATAGTCCAGACGCTTCTTCAGAGTGTCATAGTCCTTGAACTGGTCAGCAGCAACGAGTTCTGCCAGGGAATATTCTTTCTTCCAGATTGCTTCCATGGCATCATCATCGTCTAGCAGAGCAGACTGTGCAGCGAACTCAGAGGAATCATAGTTACGATATCCTGCAACGTTCTTTGCCTTCAGTTTGAAGTTAGCACCTTGCCAGAAATCAAACGGATCGATTGCTTCCTCATCTTCAAACTCAGGTTGCATAGCAGCGGTGAGTTTGTCAAAAATTTTCTTACCGAACTTGTACAAGAATACACCACCCTCGTTAGCAGGATTAGCAGGATCCTTGACAACGTAGATGTTTGCCATGTAAGTCAGTTTACGCTTCTGCTTACGTGCCAGTTCCTTACCTGCATCGGTGCCGTTGTTCCACAACATCGTGTTGTATTCAGACACAGGGTCCTTCTGACCCAAACTGGTCAGAGAGTTTTCAATATACCAACCACCAGGACCCTGGAAGGCGTGGGAGTACAGCTTAACGAAAGGCAGATCTTCTCCGTTGGGAGCAGGAAGGAAACGGATAACAGCATAACCGTTGCCGCTCTTATCACACTCAAGTTTCCAGAGACGATCGTCTCCAGAACTACCTGCTTTGTTCATCTTGTCAACTTCTTTAACCAGTTTGGCGGTCAAAGAACCCAATTTGGATTGCTTCTTAAGATCAGCGAAAGACATTCGGATTACCTCGGATTTGTTTAGATTTGGGAGATTTACTTGGATAGTATAGCGAAGAAGCTCTCAACTGTCAATATATTGCTTGAGAGTCTCAATGGTTGTGTTCATACTATCAAATAAAGTCTTTATGTCTGTTGATGGAGGAAAACCCATCATCAGAACAGACTTCTGTAAGTTCTCTTTCATCTCAACCGCTTTAGGGTCATCTGAAAGAGAAACTCTAGTGTACATCACTTGCTGCTTTTCTAGCAAATTCTGTAACATTTCAATATGTTCAATTTTATCATCACGAGACATAGTACCAAAAGACATTGCAGTTGTGTAGATCTTCTCTTGGAGATCATTAATTTCTTTCAATTCTTCTTGGATAATATCAGACTCAAAAAAATCACTCATTTACTATGTCCCTTAATAATTTCTTGTAGTTGAACACATCAATATTTATGAAGGGACTATATTTTTTAACTTTGAGACTTACGGTTTCCCACACTGGATCGGTAAGTTTTTTATCAAACTTTTCACAAAAATGGAAAATTTTTTCGTAAATTACGAAATTTTCTAGAGACAATCTGCCGCTTAGATATTCCTTCAAAATTTTCGGATGTCCCTTGGAGCAATCGAATAGACTCTCCAATTCGTTCTGTGAGAGTAATTCTCCGCTTTGTTCTTTGAACAAGTAGGTTGAACTCTGCCGTCGTTTCGTCCACTCGGCGTATGTTCTTTCTCCAGAATTGATAATTTCGCCAATCCATAAGTTTTGTGGGTTATCAGCAGCAGAAAAGTTAGATACAAGGAAGTCAACGACTTCACTGTCGTCATACTTGCGGGAAGTTTTCTCAAACCAATACTTATCCTTTCTTTTATTAAAAGACGCTATGGATGCCCGTGAGTTAGCACCATAGCGAAAAAAGTCGTATTTTGGGTTTGTGAAATGATTTTTTAGTGACAAATAA